CACAAATGTGGCGCATTTAAATGCGCATCAGCATTCTAATGAACCTATGTCTATATTTAATCGACTAGATGTATCCCTAAAAGTTACTCCAAAAAAGTACTGTACTGGACCTAGCGGCAGATTAGACTATACCAAGGTTCGCGAAGGCGAATGCCCTATTGACGTTTCGGAAATCACCTATAGCGTCAATAAAGAGAAGAAAATAACACTAACGTATGGACCCAAAATATGCTGGTCTAAATATGAAAGTGTTGTTATGAAGAGAGCAGTAGCACATCGTGCGCGACAAGCTAAATGTGTAGCGGATTTCAATACTAAGAATGAAGCGTCTTACTGCCGTAAGTGTTGTCATGATGTCACCCGTTGTGATTGTGGTGATGAGCGTGAGGAATGTAAACCAGTTGTAAAGAACCAAGGTTTAATTTCTGCAACACGTAGAATATACCAGCGTTTGAATCCAGCTTCTAGGAATACAGAAGCAGGTGTGGCACTAGTCCGTTTACTGACAATGACCTCTACGATAACACAAGAAACACCAGTGTTTACAGCTTTTCTGACCAACAAGATTACGCGTGGTTGCACAGAACTTTTTTGGGCTGTGTTAGATTACAATGAATTTGTGTTTTTACTATTCATGCTTTTGAACTTGTTAGTAATGTGGCACTTGCCAGTCGAGATTATCTTGATTTATGCAATTGTGCTGTGTTATCTAGCTTATTCAATCGTGTACAACACTCATATTGTAGCCACGCGACTTATCACATCTCGTTTAATACGTTCCTTCCAGGATCGTGTACCCGAGTTAGCTACAGAATTATTGGACTATGTCTTTTTTGTCCCTGCTGTAGCGGTTGGTTTAGTGCTCGTTCGTCGTTTAATGACCGGTCTTCAATTTATGAATCAGGGTAATTTGCAACCCACTGGATTGAAAGATATCCAAAAACGTATTGAAGAACCGACAGAATGGGCAACACGTGATTCTGTTAAAGCGGATTTTGTTGTTTCGCATAAGTCGAAAACTACCACAGCTACTGATTTGGGTGATAAGGTATCACAATATACATACACCATTACTGGACCTGCCAAAGCAGAAGGTAAACAAGTCAGATGCACAGCACTTCGTGTCTGTGGTGATTATGTTGTATTGCCAAAACACAGCTACATGCTTATGGACTTGACAGGAGCGTATAAATTCGAGCAAAAATCGAAACGCTCTTGTGGAGTGTATGAACGTGTATACTTCGATAGTGTGACGATGCACCCAGTGATGAAGGATCATGTGTGTCTTCGTGCTTCTGGTATACCACGTAACGGTGATATTCGCGAACTTTTCCCAGAGAAGTTTACGCGTGGTGATGTCGAAGCGACAATTGTCCTACCGAGTAATCGTGAAAGACCAACTTTGTTGGCAGCTTTTAAAAACGACATACTCACGACCGCCATACCTGGTGGTATTAGTGGCTTTTGCGGGATAACAAACGGCGAAACCTTAAATGGTGATTGCTGCAGTGCATGGATTTCTCGTGGTACCGTCAACACAATCATTGGTTTACATAATGGACGGACAGGCAATCTTGTTATATCTGAATTTGTACCACGTTCTTGTTTCGATTTTATTGATCAAGATTTGGTTATTGATGTACAAGGTGTGACTTTACAGAAGAAAATGCCTCCACCACTAGTATCGATAAACACGGTGTGTGGTGGTAAAATATATGACGAAGATATTTATACGTCTGTCGAACCGGACCCACGTTCTTGTGTCAATTTTGCTACCATGCATCCTGACGGTCGTGCGCCAATAGTTGAAGTATATGGTGCGGTTGATGGTACACGAGCCACAACTTTTTCTACCATTACAGCGACAAAGATTTCACCCTTCCTGGCTATGGAAGGTTATGAACGGAAACATGGCAAACCAGCCTTCAATGCCAATCGTAATTTTGCGGCTACATACCAAAAGGCACAACACCCAATGCGAGCGCTTCCACCTG